GGACACGACGGATTCGTTGTTGACCAGCGCGTCGCAGCGGCGAACCGGGATGTCGTCGAACGTCATGACGCGCTTGCCGGAAACCGTCTCCCACGAGAGGTTGTTGCTGATCTTCTCGATGATGCCGAGGCGCAGCTTCTCGCGGATCGTGCGGTTGACGTAGAAGCAGGCGCGGCCGCGGCCGAAGCTCGGAATGCGCTCGGTGGCCTGGATCATCCACGTCAGCAGGTTCTTGGTGTTCGCCAGCGTGCCGAGATCGGAGATGTCGATGTTCGGGATGCGCACGAAATAGCGCCAGTCCTCGATCGTCAGGCCGACGTCTTGACGGTAGTGCGTGCGGTAGGCTTCCATCCGGCCGCCGTTGCTGCCGTTGGCGTCCTCGATGGTCACTTGGCCCTTGTCGGTGATCTGCAGGCCGGCCTTGCTGCCCTTCGGGAAGATGCCGTAGCCGGTGCGAGGACCCCAGACGCAAAGCCAGATCGAGGTGTTGTCGGCACCGGAGCCGCCGCCGCTCACGATATTGTCGGCGTTCTCGGCGGACAGCGAGTTGAAGCGCGGGGCGAGGCCGGTGAAGGCTTCGGGTTCCGTGCCTTCGTTGCCGTAGAACAGCGTCGAGGCGAATTCCTGCGCCATGCCCTCGATGAAGGCGGCGTCCTGCTGGATGCGCCAAGCGGCCGAGTTGTTGTTCAGGTCGGCCAGAGCCTTGTCGACTTCGGCGTAGGCTTCCAGCATGCCGCACGAGTCTTGAATTTGCGCGGTGGTGGCCTTCGCCGGCTGCACGCCGCCGTACATCTTGCGCCACGTCGGGGTGGGCAGGCCGGTGCGCACGGTGGTCTTGTGGCCGGTCGGAAGGTTGCCCTCTTGGAACGTGATGTCTTCGAGGATGCCGTTCTCCTGGTTCATCAACTCGACGACCTGGGCGATCTTGCCGTCCGGGTCCATCGCATTGGCGAAGTCCAGCAGGGTGGGGTTGGTTGCGGTCAAAGCTGCCATGGTGTTGGCTCCTTTACGGGTTCATGTTGGATGCGGAGTAGAACGACTGCGCCGTCTTGCCCTGCCCCGGCGAGTTGCCGGTGACGACGGTGCCCGACTCGGAGATGGCCTTGCCGGCCTTCCACAGCAGTCGAATCACCTCGGGGTGATGGCTCATGCCGGTCTGTTTCAGCAGCGTTTTCAGTTCCGGGGTGCCGAAGGTGTCGAGCGCCTTCTCGGCGATGCCGAGGTTGGCGTCGATCGCGTCGCCGCCGAACTCCTTGTCGGAACGCACCTGCGCTTCCCACCCCTTCTTGGCGGTGTCGATCTGCGCTTGCATGTTCTCGGACTGGCGCTTCGCAATGAGCGGGGCCATCTTGTCGAGCACCTTCTGCGCTTTGTCCTGCGGCAGGTTCAACTCGCGGGCAACGCCCTCGAATTCGCCGATGACTTGCGGGTCGAAAGTGACGTCTTCCGGCGCCTTGAACTCGTACTTCTCAGGGGCGCCTTGCGGTTGCTCGGCGGCCTTGGTGCCTTCGGTCGTGCTTCCCGTTGCCTGGTCGGTGCCGGCGGATTGCTGCCCGCCCTGCGTCGCGTCGGCTTGCTGGGTCTGCTGCTGCTGCTGGCCTTGATCGGCAGGATTGCCGCTCGTGGCCGTCGCGCCCGCATCGGTACTTTGGGTAGTGTTCCCGGTGGTTTGCGTTTGTTCGGTGCTCATTTCGGTTTGTGCTCCCTAAGCATGACCATGTACTGCTCGGGACAGTGCGCAAGCACCGCGTCTTGATGCGCGATGCCGAGATTGCGCTGGCCTTCGTTGAACGACATCACGGCGTTGTTGGTGTTGAAACTGGATCGGAACACCCCCGCTGCCGCCAGTAGCCGGTACATGATTCGCCGGCCCTGCTTGTGGCCCATGAGCCACTTGATGTCATCCTCCTCGGTCTGCTTCGCTAACTCGGCGTCGCGCGCCGCCTTCTTCGCGTCGCGTTCCTCTGCGTGCAAGTCGGTGGGGCTGCGCTCTGTCATACGGTTCGCAGCCTACGGCCGAGGTTTTGCGTTATGTGCACCGTCAGGCTTCGGTGATTTCGAGCACGATGCCCTGGAGCGCGATGTCAGTGCTCGCGCCGGTCGTGGCGGTGATGAGGACGTAGAAGGTTTCGTCGAGACCGATGACCTCGGAGAGCGAAGCCTTGCGCGTGTTGGCGCTCGACATGATCGTGTCGGCAGTGACGGATAGCTGCGTGATTGCGCCGACGCTGGCGTCGGAGACGTCGGCCGCCGCGGCGGTGTGCTTGCGCAGATCGGCGTCCACCGTGACGGTGTTGCCGCTGGTGCCTTCGATCTGACCGACGAGGTAGAAGCCAGTGATCGTGTCGCCAGCCTTGAGCGAATGCACGGGCACGACCAGCTTGGCGGCCGTCTGCGAGGCCGGGCAGGTCACGAGCGAGACGTTATCCGCAGCGGCGACGACCCAGCCGGCGGTGCCGCCGACTTTGGCCTTGCCCGCCGCATTGACCATCAGCTTGCGCGTGCGCTTCATCGTCTCGACGCCGCCTTCGGTGAGCTTGAGCAGCACGTTGTTGTCGGCGTCGAGGTATTGGAGGATGGTGTCGTCGTTGTCCCCGACACTCACGGCCAGCGAGCCACTGACGGCGGTGAGCGCGTCTTTCTGCGCCACGCGGAAGCGATACCACTCGTCGTGGCCGGATTCGTTCTTGATCGTGCCGCTGGCGATATCGGTGTCGGTTGCGCTCGCCACGGTCGCCCAGCCGGCGCCCTGGTTGCGCGAACGCTCGAAGTAGCCGATGCCGACGAATGTGGCGGCGGTTCCCGAGTAGGTGATGCTCTGCCCCGGCTTGACGGTCAGGATGCTCGACGCGCCGACGGCGGAAAGGGTTGCGGATACGGTTGCCATGGTCGTACTCCTATGCCGGGATGCTGTAGCCGGTGAAGTTGTTCATGAGATCGCCCAGCGCGTTGTCGCCGCCGGTCGGGGTGTTGCCGAGTTTCTGCGCGGTGTCGGCCATCTGCTGCGCCTGCGCGGCCTGCGCCATCGCGGCTTGCTGCTTCGCGCGGGCGTCGCGCGCTTGCGCGACCTTCTCCTTCGGGACGATGTACTGCGGGTCGGTACCCAGCATGTCGCCGTAGTCCTCGGTCATCTTGTCGGTGTCCAGCAAGTCCCAGGCAGACGGGTCTTGCTTGGTGGCCGCGATGTTCGCCACGAAGCCGAGCAGGCGGTCGGTGGATTGCACGCCGACGGCGCGCTGGGCTTGCGCCAGCACGCTCACGAATTGCACGTTCAAGTCCTGGCCCTGCAATTCGCGCGGCGGGGGCGGCACGATGCCCGTCTCCATCATGCGGTCGAAGGTGATGTCGATGGCCGGGCCGAGGAGTTCGTTGTGCAGGCGCTCCAGTACCGGGCCGAGCATCAGCAGCTTCTCCTCGTGGCGCTCGGCGATCTCGCGCGCCGTGATGCCGCTGCGCTCGTCGTTGGCGATCATCATGAACAGGTCGGCGTAGAACGCCCCCTTCACGCGCTCGCGCACGTCTTGGATGTCCATGAGCAAGTGCGACAGATCGAGCCGCGCCTCGAACAACGGCTTCGCGCCGCCTTGCGCGCCGGCCATGTCGAAGTAGCTCATGCCGCCCGGCAGCATGCTCATCGGGTTGTTCTTGAGGTTGCCCGGCCCCTGCATTGGGGGCTTGGTCTGGTAGTCGATGGCCTGGCCCTTGCGAAGCTGCTGGTGCTGTAGCTGCTTCACGTCGCCCAGTGCGTCCTGCCCCGGCGAGGAGCCGTAGATGTCGCCGCCGATGGTCTGCCAGCGCGGGGCCAGCACGTTGAAGCGCTTGAAGCCGCCTTCACGCAGGAACTTGTCACCAAGGTCGGATCGCCCGGCCTCGTAGTAGCAGTCCATGAACGCCATGTTCTTGGCGTCGCGCAGGTTGGGGTTGCGGTCCTTGCGCGGCTCGATGGCATGCACGACGCGCACCCAGGAGTCCAGCCCCTTGCCCTGGTCGAACAGGTTCTTGACCTGCGGCGAGCAGTTATCGAGGCCGAACTCGCCCACCAGTTGCGCCACGGTCATCTCGAATTCGCGGTAGAGCGTATTTACGACGCCGCGCGCATCGGTGGCGATGGCGTACTCGCCTACGGTCAGCGGGTGCGCGTGGATGACGTTGTGATAGTCGGGCAGGATGACCGTCGCTGCCGTGCCGAAGGCGCCAAGCTCCTCGTACAGCGCATGCAGCGCGCGATAGAAGTTCGACTTGTTGAAGATGTCGCGCATGAGTTGCGTGACGTCGTCGAGCCACAGCTTGACGTCCGACGACTCGGCCATCTTCGGGTCGGTCGTGGTGAGGCGAAACCACGGCCGCGCCGGGCTGGTCATGCCCGCCATCAAGCCGGCAGCCAGCGTGCGCAGTGCCTTGGTGGCCGTCGAGTCGTAAATGCTGTTGTGCACTTTCCCGCCGCGATTGCGATCTGTGACGAGGAAGCGCCCATTGCGGGGGAGCATTACTTCGCTGATCTCGCGCCAGTGGTCGATCCAACTCGAACGCTCCAGATAGAGCGCCGATTTGCGCATTTCGTACTGCTGGATGCGGGTCAGCGCGGCCATGCGTTCACTGGCCAAGCAAGGTATTTTTGCCTAGCGAGAGCATGCTGTCGGCGACGCCGCCGGGGCCAGAGAGTAGTGTGCTGGCCGGGCCTTCGGCGCCTGCGGTAGAGGCGTTTTTTCCGCGGAACACGCTAGCCTCGGCCTGCTTCTCTGACTGTCTTTGCGGCGGAGGTGCGGCTGTTTCCGGTAGCCGAGGGGATGTATCAGGCTCGGAAAGCATTTTGCTTACGACCGTGGATGCCATAGTGGTCGCTACTGCGGTCATGATCGTCGATGCGGAAATTCCACCAGACATAGTTACTCTCCCGTGATGACGGTGACGTTCTCGCCTTTACGGGAGAACAGCCGGTCGGCCTCGTCGGTGAATTCGGCCTCGGCCTCCTCCACCGTTCGGGCGTTGGTCTTGAAGGACATCGTGAGATACG